TCAAACTTGTCGAAAAGCAAAAGCAACTTGGTTTAGTTGAGTTTGATCTCACAACATATAATGAAACTAAACAGAATGTTTCTAAATTCAAGCAAGATAAAGCAGTTAAAAAATCTGACCTTAAGAGACTTGTTGGAGACATTAAGTTTTTTGAAAGTCATAGCGATTGTCCTACTTGCGGACAAAGTATTCAAGATGACTTCAAGGAAAAACAAATCGAATCCCTGAGTGATAAGGGCAGTGTAATTACAAAAGAAGTGTGGGACATTGAAAAGGAGATTGATAGACTGACAGCACAACTTACTGAGTTGGATGAAAAGTCTTCTCAAGCTCATGAGTTGCGTAGTGAGATTAATATTCTAGAGAGAGAAATTGTACGTCTAGAGTTTGACAATTTGGAGATTCAAAAACAACTCATCGACCACAGTATGAATACTCCAAACATTTCTGATGCTGAAATGTCTCTTAAAATAGCAACCAAAGAATTGGAAACTAATAAGTCTCAGTGTGCAGACATCAGCAAAAAACTTGATGAATATCAAGTTGTATCTTCTTTGCTGAAGGATAGTGGAATCAAAAGGCAGATCATTAAAAAATACATTCCAATTTTTAATCAACTGATTAATAAATACCTGCAGTCTATGGACTTCTATGTCAACTTCACACTTGACGAAGAGTTTAATGAAGTTATTAAAAGTCGCTTCAGGGATGAATTTAGTTATGCTTCGTTTTCTGAAGGAGAGAAACAAAAGATCGACCTAGCACTTTTGTTTACATGGAGAGAAGTTGCTCGCATGAAAAATTCTGTAGCAACCAATCTTCTTATCTTGGATGAAGTTTTTGATTCATCTTTGGATACCGAAGGCACTAATGAGCTTCTTAAAATTCTTCGTAGTCTTGGTAACGAGACAAACGTATTTGTGATTTCCCATAAAGGTGAGATCTTAGTCGATAAATTTTTACGCACATTAAAGTTTGAAAAAATGAATGATTTTTCTAAACTGTCTGACGACAGCTAAATAATCTTACCCTCCAATTTCATCATGTATAAACCTTATTCCCAAGAATGGCACAGGTATAGATACCTTAAAGAGGCCATTGACAAATACTTGGATGATTATGTTGACAACGATATCATCGTGAATGATATCCTCTGTATCCTTGAGGACAGGTCGGAGTCGGCATATGCTGAGTTTAATAAGGTGAATGAATTAGAGTCCAAATTGCGTAACTAACATGCTTTCTACTCAATACAGGCTACGTTTAGAGTTTATTTGTAAGTGTATTGTAAATGGGGAAGATGTAAAACTTGAAGATATGATTTGGGCAGAGAAACTTGCCAAGAGACATACAACTGCCCGAGAATGGTTAAACAAAGCAAGACGTAAAGCTGCTAATCCTGATATGGTTGAAGGTAGCATGGACGATTTTATGAATCAGTTGGGACTGGGTGATCCTGATCCATCTAATTACAGATCGGGATTCGGCAGTGCTGATGAGATTGTAGATTGGTTTAAACAGGACAAACCTGATGATTGGAGGCAAAGAGATTGAGTTACGAAGTGCAAACTTGGGATGAGCAACACAAGTGTGTTAGGTTTCATTCTGTAGTTGATGCAATCGATTATGATGATGCAGAGCAAGTTGTAAGAGGTCTGCACCCAGAGCAAAAAGTTATTTCTATTATTAGACGAGCAGATGACTGAAACGGTAGTAATTTATAGCAATGGTAGTCAAGAATGTGAGCGAATGGCAATGCTTCTCCAATCTCTTGGTGGTGAATTCTTAGAGTATAAACTCGGTCAGCACTTTACTCAAAGAGGATTTGACAAAGAGTTTGGTGAAAGTGCCGAGTATCCACAAATTAACATTGGATTCAAACATGTTGGTGGTTTGAAAGAAACTTTACAATTTATGAAAGAACGGGAATTATTTAATTGATGTGGAGATTGTGGTGCTATGCACTCGGAAGAAAAGAAGGACGTGAAAAGCGAGAGGCAGATGCAATTGCTGGCATACGCACTCTTATACTTCTCACTTATTTTGTCACTAATTGTTTCATTGTCGCAGGGGTGATCCGTCATTGGGACGATGTACCAACTGTCCCTCAGGTTGTCCGATCGGAGTAGGGGGTGCTATAATAAGTGGGTAAACGCAGAGAAGACATGATCGTCAACACCGAAGTCAAAGGCACTCTTGCAAAACTGCTCGCTACCGAGAATCTCAAGGTGGAGCACCGTAAGATCACCACTGCTTGCTTTGACGTTAACAACCGTGTGCTGATCCTTCCTATCTGGAAGACTGCCTCAGCGACCGTCTATGACCTTCTGGTGGGTCATGAGGTGGGTCATGCTCTCTATACCCCTAATGTTGATTATGAGGGTGCTCCAAAGGATTTTGTGAATGTCCTAGAGGATGCTCGTATCGAAAAGATGATGAAGCGCACCTATCCTGGTCTTCGCAAGTCATTCTTCCAAGGTTATCGTGAGTTGTGGGAGAAAGATTTTTTCGGCGTCAAAGAGTGTGACATGGATACTCTTCCTCTGATCGATCGTATCAATCTTTATTTCAAAGGTAATCCTGGTGTAAACTTTGATGATGATGAGAAAGATTTTGTTACCCGTGCAGCAAATACCAATACCTTTGAAGAGGTGATTGCTCTCGCTAAAGAGATCTATGGTTTTGCAGAAGAAAAACAAAAGCAAAAGGAAGAAAATATCCCCGCACCACAGTCCAGTCAAAACTCTTCTGGTGAGCAGAGCGATGAGGTAACACCTACCTCTGGCGAAAGTGAAAGTAACGATGACGAAGAATCTGAGCAGCAAGAAACTGCTGGCGGTGCTGCAGATCTTGACACTCCCTCCTATCAGGGTGGAGAGAGTTATGATGAAACCAAGTCTCTGACTGAAGAAGCACTTGCTGAAGCACTTGAGACTTTGGTTGACGATGATGCTAAAGAGTGGGTGTATCTGGATCTTCCCAAGATCAAACTGGATGATTATCTCGTTCCTTGGAAAGTGATTCATCATCAGTTGAATGAGCATTTTACTGCTTGGAATTCAGATGGTCTAAATTTTACTTACGATAAATGTGAAGAGTACAAAAAATCTGCTCAGAAGTCTGTAAACTATCTGGTCAAACAGTTTGAGATGAAGAAGTCTGCTGACCAGTATGCTCGCACTTCCATGTCCAAGACTGGTGTGCTTGATACTAATAAATTGCATACCTATCGCTACAACGAAGATATTTTTAAGAAAGTGAATGTTGTCCCTGATGGTAAGAATCATGGACTGGTGATGCTTCTTGACTGGTCTGGATCTATGGCAAATGTGCTCATGGATACTCTAAAGCAAACTTATAATTTGATTTGGTTTTGCCGTAAGGTTGGCATTCCTTTCCGAGTGTATGCTTTTCAGAGCGGTTATCACATTGATCGTCAAAGCAATTCTAATTCTAAAACTCTTCACATTCCCAATGATTTTCGTTTGCTGGAATTTTTCTCTTCCCAAATGAATGCTAAAATGCTTGATAATCAAATGCGTTATATCTGGGCACAATCCTGGGGGCAGAATGCATACAATGTGAAACCTTTCTCTGAGTATTCTCTTGGCGGCACTCCTCTTGCAGAAGCAGTTATGTGTATGCGCGAAGCAGTAAAGGAGATGAAACGAGTTGAGAATATTCAAAAAGTTAATGTTGTTTCTTTGACTGATGGTGAGGCAAATCCTATGAGTTGGGTAGTTGAAAACTATCCTGAAGGACACTATCGTGAAGGCGAGATGAGAGTTGATTATTTGTGCCACCATCGTTATAAAGTTTTTATCTTGCGCGATTCTGAGACTGGATACTCACGTCGTATTAATAGCAGCCCTTATAGCACCACTTCTGAAATTGTTTCTTTCTATAAAGAAATTACTGACTACAATTGGATTGGCATTAGACTTTGCACCAAGTCTGAATTGAATCGCTTGTTGAGTGACGTTGTGCCTAATGATCAAGAAAAATATCACAAACAATGGTCCAAGGATCGATTTGTTGCTCTCAATGGGGAGACGGGATTCAGCAAACAATTCTTCCTACCCAACAACTATATTGGTGGAGGCACTGATGACCTTGAAGTCAAACAAAAAAATGAAGTTGCCACCAAAGCAGAATTGACTCGTGCATTCAAAAAACACATGGGATCAAAAATGACAAACAAAACCATTCTTAATGCATTCATTGAGCAAATCGCATGAATATTTTTGTTACCGATTTATCTCCAGTCAAGTCAGCGCAGTGTTTGCCTGACAAACACATTGTCAAGATGCCACTGGAATGCTGTCAGATGCTTTCTATCGTAGCATCAAAAAAGTGGGGTCATGGTTATGGCACATTGCCAAAAATTGATGGCACACCATACGCTACAGAAAAAGGTGCATTTCGCAAACACCCATGTACAGTTTGGGCAAATGAAACTATTGCAAATGCAAGATGGTTAATTAAACATGGTCTTGCATTATGCGAAGAGTATTCGCATCGATACGCAAAAATACATTCTTGCCTACATACATTAGCGTATGCGAATAAGATATTCCCTTTAGATCCAGCACATTTTTCTGAGTTAACTCCTTTCGCTAGAGCAATGCCCGATGAGTTTAAATCTGACACAAGCATTGACACTTTTACTGCTTACAAAATGTATATTTCGAGTAAACCTTGGGTTGCATCTAATTATCTTCGTGACGGATCCCGCAAACCAGATTGGGTGTGACGATTAAAAACTGTCCACTGACCTGTCCCACGGGGCAGGTTTTCTGCTATAATTACAAGGTAATCAAAGGAGAGCAATGCCCCGCAAGTCTGAAATCACTACTCAGGATATTGTTGATACTCTGACCAAGATGTTTGGTGTTGAGGTAGGTGCTGATCAAGTGCGACATGTTGCAGATGCAGTTGGTGTTTCGTATCCCACTGCATGTAAACGTCTGGATGAATATAAAGTTGGTCGTGGTAAGTGGAATTTGACTCTCGCTGAGCGTCTTGAAAAGCAACTGAGTGATACCGAGCAGGAAGATCAGTGTTTTATTCCTGAGAAAGATGGCACTTATGTCCCGTTCGGTAATTTCTCCGATGTAAAGAAGATCATCTCTTCCCGTCAGTTTTATCCCACCTTTATCACTGGTTTGTCTGGTAATGGCAAGACCGTCTCTGTTGAGCAAGCATGTGCTGCTCTAAATAGAGAGCTCATTCGTGTAAACATTACCATTGAGACTGACGAAGATGATCTTATTGGTGGGTTTCGTCTTGTTGATGGCGAAACTGTCTGGCACAATGGACCCGTCGTGGAGGCTCTTTCACGCGGAGCTGTGCTGCTTCTAGATGAGGTTGACCTGGCATCTAACAAGATCCTGTGTCTGCAGTCTGTGCTAGAAGGTAAGGGAATCTTTCTTAAGAAGATTGGTAAATATGTCCGTCCTTCAGTAGGATTTACTATTTTTGCTACTGCCAATACTAAAGGTAAAGGTAGTGACGATGGTCGTTTTGTTGGTACTAATGTGCTCAATGAGGCATTCCTTGAGCGTTTCCCTGTGACCTTTGAGCAGGAGTATCCTACTGCTACTACCGAAGTTAAGATTCTTACCAACAATGGTTGTGATGATCAGTTTGCAGAAAACCTTGTTAAGTGGGCAGGTGTAATCCGTAAGACCTTTTATGATGGTGGTGTGGATGAGATCATCACCACCCGCCGCCTGGTGCATATTGTCCAAGCGAATCAAATCTTTGGTGATCGCATGAAAGCAATCACCAATTGTATCAATCGTTTTGATACCGATACCAAGCAATCTTTCCTTGATCTGTATACTAAGGTTGACGCAGGAGAGGAATCCGAGTACAATGAGGAGGAAGCCCCATTCTGATTATGAAATACAATGAAGAAGCACTGCTTGAAGAATTGAAGCAGTATATTCAAGGGACCTACAACCAGCATTACTCTACTGGTGATGCTGGTATTCAAACCCTTGATTTGATTGAATCCTGTGGCGATGGTGAAGCATTCTGTCGGAGTAACATTCTGAAGTATGCATCTCGCTACGATAAGAAGGGTAGCGCACGACGGGACATTATTAAAATCCTGCACTATGCACTTCTGCTGCTACACTTCAATGATAAAAATGCAACCCGTGAGGAGTATCCTAATCGATGACCGTAATCTCTAAAGAAACTATTGATCTGCTCCAAAACTTTTCGACTATTAATAAGTCGATCGTTATCAAACCTGGCAATCAGATTCAAACTTTGAGTCTGAATAAGAATATTCTTGCCAAGGCAAAGGTGCAGGAAACTTTCGATCGTGACATGGCAATCTATGATTTGCCTTCTCTGATTGCAGTCTTCAATCTTTTTGAAGGCACTCCAGTTATTGATACCGATCCAGATCAGCACCTGCTGATTAGCAATCCTGGTGGTCGATCTAAAGTCAAATTCTTTTATTCGGATCCAGATATTATCGTACAACCTCCTGAGAAGGATGTTGATCTTCCTTCTGAGGATGTACATTTTCGTTTGGAAGCTCCAGTGTTGCAACAGATTCGTAAGGCATGGTCTATCTGTGGTGTGCCTGATCTTTGTTTGTATGGTCACAACGGCACTATGAATCTGTGTCTGACTGACAAGAAGAATGAAACTTCTAACTCATATTCGATTGAAGTTGGTGAGACCGATGATGAGTTTTGCTATTGCTTCAAGATGGAGAATCTGAAACTCTATAACCAGGGTTATGATGTTACTATCAGCAAGCACAATGTTGCCCGCTTTGAAGCAGATAATGTTAAGTATCTAATTGCGTTGGAGCCTAACAACTGATGAGACACATCCTTTTCACCCTTAATGGGTGTGATGCACAATTCTTGGATGACGAGAATTATGTAAGGGATGTAGTGTATCATGCTAGTGTGAAGTGTCAATCTACTTTGCTGGCACTAAATTCACACAAGTTTGATCCTCAGGGTGTAACTTGTGTCGCTATGCTTGCTGAGTCTCATATCAGCATTCATACTTGGCCAGAGTTAGGTATGGCAGTTTGTGATGTCTTCACTTGTGGAGATCACACTACACCTCAGGATGGTGTAGAATATATGAAACAGATGCTCCATGCATCTAATATTATTAGTCGTGAATTTCAAAGACCTTTAGCATGAATGATTTCCTTTGGGTAGAGAAGTATCGCCCTCAAACCGTTG